ATGATTAATTCCGAAGTAACCCCTAAATACAGTTCGATTCGCATGTCTGTACCTGCTGACCTCAAAGATGAATTTTTGCTAGAATGCAAACAAGCTGGCGTGGATGCTGGTAATGTAATATGTCTTTCAAGAAATACACCAAGCATTGTAAATGTGTTGTATGAAACCGTTGCTAAGCTTGAGATGGCGAAAAAATTTATAGGGATATTAAAAATGTTTGGCCAGAAACGTAATGTCAGAATTGAAGTTTACGCAGATAAAAAAATTGTCGATTTAAGCGGTTACTCAGAAGAAGAGGCAATTCGTCTGATTGAAGCGAGTGATAGCATTCGAGTTGCCAAACGGGATGAAACAGAAGACAAATAAACATTCTTATTTACAAATTTTATTATAGTTTAATGGATATTAGTGAAAATAAATCAATTTGTTTTATCTAATATCCACTTTGCGTCTACAGGTACAATCGAATTTCCATGTAATTTATAATAATGTATAACTAAATAGATTATTTGAATATTTTGTATTGTTCACTGTTGACTGTTTTGACATAAGACTTTATCCCTTCTTTCACATGATTAGACTTGGTTTTTGTATAATCTATAAGCAAATCAACTATTCTTTTTTCGGTAATCTTTAAGTGTCGGTGTGATAAATGAATATTAAAAACCACTACATGATCAGATGGAGGATTTTTCTTTTCCTCATTAATAAAATAATTTGAGCGAGCAACAGCCTTTAACAATTCCATATATATTTCATCCAACAACTCCTTTTCTGAAGATGAAATAATAATATCATCCATGTAAACACTTATTTTTATATCTTTGCGGTTAAAGCACTCTCTTATCTTATTTCCTAAAAAACTTTTGTGTAAACAAAGAGTTGCTAATATTGGTGACTGGACAAAACCAAATGGAAGAACATGCGATGGAGTAGAATTCACTAAATTTTTTACTGTAGAAAATTTGGCTATTTCTCTAGCTTTTTCAAACTGATAAAACTCCTTTAAAACCCTAGTTATTCGACTCCTACCAGTGGAATTAAAGAATCCTTTAATATCAATATGAGTAAAATATTTATTTTCCAAATGAGCTTTTAGAGCTGCAATATGCCCACCATTACGTAAGTGATAGTAATATAGAGGAGGAGTCCATTTTAGGTATAAGTCATCTAAAAAAGCTAAGCCTTTATTTCGCTCTTCTAATGAAGGTACATAGATCCAGCGATCTTTTTTAAATTCAAACTTATGTAGCCAGCGATTTTGATAAGCAGTCATATTCTTTCGATGGGTAGTTAAAGACCATACTAATAAGCTCATGATGTTTAACAATAAAGTCGATAGCTACATCTACTAACTTTATGCAAAGTATAGCAAACTTGACACACTTTATTGAAAAATCAATACGCTTATTAGCTAAGTCATAATTATTTTTTTTCATTATTATGTTCCCCGAAAGACCCTGACATTACTTAGCGCAAGCGCATGGTCTAAACTAAAACTGATGACCGCTTAGGACAACTTAAGAAAACTTTAGGTCATCCGGATGCAACTTTAAGCGTGTCACACGGCTATCCACTCAGCGTGGCAAACTTTAAGACTCTCTTTCGGAGATAGGCAAATTTGCCTAACGTCAGGTATGATAAATTCTATATCATTTATACGAATGATCAACCACATAAATAAATAGCAAACAGATATATTGAGATTTAAAATATCTACTGATAATCGATTGGCCACTGGTTCAAGTCTAGTAGAGGACGCAAAATTTTATCTTTTAAATAAGCATATTAAGTCACCTTTAACAAAAAGTTTTTTTTGTATCTAAAAACCACTGCCGACAGATATTCTTATCTTGCTATTAAAAAAAGGTATTCTTTATTTTTCATACTGTTATCTTTATAGTAAAAACCTTCTATAATTATTTAACAATCAACTTAGCATAGGAATAGTAGCGATGAAAAATGTTCTTCTTATTAAATCAGATGGCACAACAGAATCTAGGATGGAAGATGATAAGGCCACCACAATGGAAATAATTGACATTAGTTTGGTTCCTAGAGATGTTAGAGTAAGGCCAATTGAGGAACTTACTTATAAAGAAAAAGTATACTTTTACGTACGCGATAGTGATGTAATCAGCAATGACAGAGTTTTATGTGTTATTGCAGGCATCGACTAATTTTCTATTTATTTCAGTTTCAAAACTCGATAACTACCTGAAAAATATATACTCTATAAAATGCTCTCACGTAAAATGTAGAGCATTGATCCTACGTAAAATATAAATTTTCTATATCTTTCATTGTGTTGTATTTTTAACGCGAACCAATCTGTGATCCAAAAACTGAAATCTCCTGAAATTCTTTACACACATTTCAATTTAAGATTTTCGGCAACTCCCTAGTACTGGCGCGGCTTGCCGATATGTTTTGTAGAATTTGAAAACTGAAATAATTTTATGATCCAAATTGTGCAGGCGGGTGCGGTGTAGTGCATTTTACGTGGTAGGTAACTTTATTTCGTGGGGTAGTGCTGCATCTGCGCCATGCTGTTGATGTGATCCAAATGAAAGGTTGCTTGATGTGGTTTGGTTGTTGGTACGCTTAGGATAGCGTTGTGGTAGGTAGATTTGAGGCATTAAAAAACCTAACTGGTGAGGTTAGGTCTTTTAACTAAATCGAACACTCTTCAACTAACAAAATAAGTGTAGTGGTTTCAGTTCAGCATCTCAACCAATAACTGGTTGATACTTTTCTTTCAAGCCATCTGACTTAGTTGCTGTGCCTTTGATGGCATTGGCATTCAATGGCGTTCCTGTGTTGTGGTGGCTGTGGCTTGCAGTAAGTTCGGCCAACTCTTTTACGATATCCAGTGTATCAATCATCAACTGCGCCACGTTAATTTCTTGGCTACCAATCCAAACAACCGGTGCAATGATTTCTTGTTTGGTACCCGCGATACTCTGCTTAAGTGCACCTACCTTTTCAATTAGCTTTTGACCTACTGTAAGCGTGGCATCTTCGGCAATATCAATTTCCGCTTTCTTACCGATGCCGACCACTAAGCTACCTTTTGAAGCAATGCTGTAATCACCGTCAGCTATTTGTTGGATAGCGCCTGCCAGTAATGTTGCGGTGCCCAGTACTATGGTTTTATCGGTGGCTTGAATGGTGGTGTCTCGGGTGACTAAGGTACGCTGTTCCGTATCTGCGGTGACTTGCCGATGCATGGATGACTCACTGATAGTTTGGTCAGTTTGCCGTTGCCAGCTGCCATCTTGCGTAATGCGCTGGGAAACTTCTTGGCGTTGCTGTTGCAGTTGTTCCCCTGGTTGGATATCGGGCAGTGTGTTTCCCTGGCTAAGGGTTTGGCGAATAAATGGCTTATCAGGTCGGCCACCTTCAAAGGCAATTTCCACGACGGTACCCACGGGTGGATATTGGAATAGGCCGCTTTCGCCCCCCGCCATCGGCAGTGGCAAAGGTACGGCACGGTAAATTGGGGCGCTGGATGGGTTGCCGTCGGCATCCAATAATTGCACATCGACTGCATAGCGTGGGCGGTACGGATCAGAAATATCACCAGCGCGAACGGGTTCGCTATGGGCTTCAATGCGGGCGGTTTTAGGCAGGTGTAAACCTGCGGCCAGTTCAGGATAGGCATTATCGATTTGGCTTTGAACGGGGCTCTTGTTAGCGGGTTTCCCTGTGATTTTATTGGTGATTGCCCACGTGAGCGCCATATCTTCATTAATAAGGTTCACTTTGTGCAGGCGTTTACCATTAGCGTTCACTCCTGGCCTTAATGATTGCACCATCGGAATGGTCATACTGTTCCCGCCTGCCTGCGAGGTGGCAAATTCATTGGGGATTTCTACGGGTTTATTGGCAAATAGCGAATGTGGCCAACTGCCCACATACACATGGCCATTCGGGAGCTGCTGCCACACATAATCATCAATATTGAACACATGCCCTAAGTTGGCCAGTAATTGGTAACCTGTACCGCTGTGGGTAAAGTGAGGAATAGGCTCATTCACATAAGGCGCATCAGGTAATTGAAAGGTTAGCCCGCTTTCCTTTTGCAGATGTTCGGCAATAGTACGCAAAGTGGGATGCTGAAAAGAACATGGCCATTCACGTTCAAACACGCCAACCAGTTCACGAATAAATAACCGTTGGAATCCATTGGATGAGGGCTGCGACCGCTCCACGAACCCTGTGAAATAACGTAATAATAATTCGGGATAACCGACATCAAGGCGCACTAATTTCCCCGTGTAGTCCTCATCGGTTTTCACGGTGACAAAGCCACGCCCTGCGGCTGAAAGCTCTAACATAATGTTGATATCGGTGACCTGAATTTCATCACTGGATAAATATAGTCGATTGATGGGTTTCATTCCTTTTACTCCAACGAATCGTTAATCGGTTTTAACACTTTTTCTTCAAACCAGGTTAATTGCTCAGTTTCATCGGAAGCCCCTGATTGAGCGCCTTTCGTTGCCGTGCTGCCTTGTGTTTTGCTGGCCACTTTACTGTTAGCTCGCGCTTCACGTTTTTCTGATACTGATAAATGCTCACGCAAGGTAAAGGTAATTTGCCACGCCTGTTTCCCTTCAATTTTGCTAGCATCAATGGAATTGGTGAATGTACCGATGCGAAAATTTATGGCTTGAGCCGTCAAGTTGGCCACGCGATAACGTTTTAAATTGCCGTTTTCTTTGGCTTCCGCTAACGCAAACAGGCGCGAAAACGCCTTGTGTTCAGTAAAAGGTAAAATGCCCGTGATACGCAGTTCTTTGGGCTTAATGCCTTGCTCTGCCACGGCAGTACTGGAAGATTGCCCCGATTGGTCTTTGTCCTGGAACATCATACTGGGCGTTACAGCCAAGTTTTTCAGTGGGATGGCTTCACCGTTCAGGGCAAGGGTGATGGTCTGTGTCATTTAACATCCTTGTTAAAGCGTGAATTTCAATGCCGACAAATAAGGTGGCGAGGGTAAATATTGCGTCGGGCTCAGGAATGTTTTTTCGCATTTTATCGGCCAAAATGCTGGCATCATCTGTGCCTGCAAATGCCCAAACGGTCGCTGATTGGCCTAAAAGTCCGTTTAGGGCATCACTCATCTGTTTTAAGGCATTATCCTTTTGTTGGCTGAAATCCGACAGTGCCGATTTCATGTTATCTAATCCGCTAGGCTTACTTGCAGCTGCTTTGGCCACTTCAATTAACTGCGCGTTAGACGCCATGCGGCTGGTTGCCGTTGATAGGGATTGTGGCAAAGGTAAGCTGCCTGCCATTTTCCCTGGCAGTTGCATTTTTGTGGTAGCCAACGTGTGTGCCGTTCTGGCCATTCGCTCAACTTGGGAAAAAACAGGCAGCGGAAATACCGCCGAAAAGGCAGATAATTGATGCATAAATTCAGCAAATGTTTTTCCTGTGACCATCAGCACCAATGTAGAAACATGGCCAGCCCCTGTGAGCTTGTCCGCTAAATGGTTAATTGCATTAGTAGGGCTGAGGTAGCTGCCTGAGCTATTTGTTTGCCCAACACCATATATAAACGGATGCACGGGCAGAATGGAACAGGTGATCGGCGGCAAACTTGCCGCCATTTTCATGTTTTGTTGACGCCACTGATAACGTTGCTCGGTCATTGGGGTTTCTCTGGCCATGCGATATCGGGAGCGGCTGAAGTGTCGATACGGTTTAAATCAACACGATACTGTTTCCAAGCGTTTAGCTGGATAAGTCCTTTATCTGTAGCAATGCCTAAATCAATAGCATCTTGTAATGGTGTTGACTGGTTGGTAGCTTCAATCAATAAAGCTTGTTTTTGATATTTAGCGCCCTCAATATGCTGCTCTTTGCTCAAAGTGATTTTGGCTAAGTTAGCCGCTTCTTTGTCTGAGATAGCAATAAGTTCATCGCTGATAAATTCATCTTGGGAACCATCGGATTCATACGCATAGACAACATTATGGATATCTTTATAGAATTTCATTTGTTTTCCTTTTTACCGTAGCTCAAACCAAGATGTGATAGGCGTACCACCTGTTACCACCAGTTTATAAGTAGCTCCATTAGGGATCACGGAACTGACAACGGGTAAGGTTGTGGTTGCTGCATGGAGATAGTTGTATACTTTTAAGTTATTGATATATAACTCATATCGTCGATATTGGCTTGAGCCATCAAAATTGATGCTTAACATGATGGGCTTACCTGTCGAGTTTGTGTAAACCGTATTGACGGCTCGTTGTGATTTATAATCATTCCATGTCTGAGCTACACCTAAGCCACTACCCGCGCCAATTTTTTTATCAATGTCGGTTCTGTTATAGCTCTCTGCTTTCGTATAGCTATCACCTTTAAGCGCATAATTCCCTGTCGGTTGATAGCTTCCTTTTGGCTGATAGCGCCCGTCGCTTTCGCTTTTTGTGTAGCTATCGCCTTTAACGGCATAGTTGCCAGTTGGGGCATAATTACCTTTGGGCTGATATTTATTATCAGATTCGGTTTTACCATACGCCCCCACATCACCCGCACTTAACGAAATATCCGCGCTAAGCGGTTTGTTATTCACTTTTCGCCCGACGGGCACCGCACCGACATTCCCTGCGGTTAATCGGATCAACTTCCCTGTTGGTTTACTCATTTTGTTACCTCAATAGACATAAAATCGCCATTTTTTAACGCTTCGGCCAAATACAATGTTGTTCCCTCCACGGTGTACGCATAGCCTTGGGGCTGGGTGATGCCATTAATTTGAACTGATAACACGGCAACATTGCCGATGTTAAAAGAAACCTCGCCACCTTTGATGGTAGGAATAATGGACGTGACTTGAATATGGGCGTTATCGCCTTTTTCACCGTCATTGACGACGAAAGAAACAGGCGGCAAGTTAGTGCCCGCACTATTTTTAAACGTCAATGTGACCGTGCGACCTTTCGCCATGCATCACCTCATGGATTCTCTTTAACTTGGACTGAGACACTGACGATACTGGCACCTTGTGCACCATTACTTCCGTTTTTACCATCTGCACCATTGGTGCCGTTCTTGCCATCAGCGCCTTTTTGCTCGGCAAAAAATTGCGCCTCTGTTTTGGCTGCATTCCCTGGGAGTTTTTTCCAGACCTCAAAGGCGGATTCACCGTCGCTCACATCAAAAGAAGCGGGTAAGGTTTTACCGTCAGAGGTTTTAAAATTCAGTGTGATAGTGCGTTTAATTGCCATGTTCGCTATTTCCCTTAATGGTGGTTTCGACTTCAATGTCGTGAATGTGTTGCAATTGTTTTTCTGAAATAAAAATGTTTTCATCGGAGCCGATGGCTGCTAAATTTTGGCTATCCGCACTAATAAAATCCTTTCCCTTCAAATTCTTCACTGTGGTTTTAAGCGCCTCCACTTCATTGCGTAATACGTCAGTTTCAGAGCCTGCATGTAACGCTCGTGGGCTAATCATCGGCACATTAATCAGCACCTCAACGTGGTCGTCTTTTAGCAACGGCTCGGCTAAATAAACCGTGTTATTTTCAGCGGTAAAAGAATAATTGGCGTATTGCTCAAGGCCATTAATAAACAGCAAACAGTGATGAAACACCTCGTTTGGGGTGAGGGTCGTTTCATTGCCTTTGGCGACATAGCGCCATGATTTCATTTCACTTTTTAGCGCATATTGCTGCTTGATTTGCGCGATGCTTTGCTCCCATTTAGCCCCTTGAGGGCGTAAATCGGTGACAGCTCCAGTTTTATCAATCGCCGCGATGGCAAACACAAAATGGGCATAGCCGCTGGTATCTACATAGTGTTTGAGTTGATTGCCCGTGGTGAGTTTAACCACCGTTTTCCATTGGCTAAGTAAGTTACCTTGATAGCTAAAATCCGCATAAATATGGGTATCACGCAGCTTATTGAATACTTGGCTTTTAGCCAGCTCACCACGCAGGCCGCCCACATAGGCTAAACCGCTATTCACGGTAAATTGTTCGCCATTGCGGGTAACTTCAAAGGCAGAACCAAAAAAAGCCGCCTCACCGTAACTGTCGGTATTAATGAGGCGCTGCGCTTCGTCAATCCCCGTTAAGCGTGCAGTGAAATCAATTTGCCAGGTTTCTGCGGTGGTATTGATGGCGGTGTCTTTGGCCGCCCCGTCAAACTCCAGTAAAAATGAGCGGGTTAAGACGTTGCCCTGTTGGCCACCTTGGGTGCGCAGTTTCTTTTGTGTCGGGGCATGGGTGATCATCGCCACGGAATTGTTGGCCTTGTTCAACAGCCCGATCCAGTTAAATTCAAAATCACCGATTTCCGTGCCCAGCGTCACACTGTAAGCCACCGCATTTTCGCTGACCAATCCCGCTTTATTAATCACTTGGCGATGCACAATGTGTTTGGCATCGGGCAATTGTTCAGTACGTTCAATGGGTTTCTTTGGGTCTAAATTTGGCACTAACGCAAACACAAATTCATCTAAAATGATGGGCTTACCTGTTGCGGCTTCCTGCGCTTTGTAGTGCTCAAATTCAAGGGTAATGACTGATGACATAATCTATCCTTTTAATGATGCCCCATAGGTCATATTGGGTGCGCTGCTTCCTTGCAGCGTCGCATAACTGATTTGAATATCACTGGCGATTTCACCAACCCGTAGAGTCAAAATAGGCACGGGTAATTTCGCGTGATAGCTGATGTAATCGCTCTCAATGCTGCCCACTCGCATATTCAGTTGATAATCGTTAATCACTTCAAACTGATAGCGTCGGCAGGTGCGCCCATACTGGTAAATAATGTTGATCAGCAAATCAGGGGCGCGTGACAGCTGCTCATCATTGAGCACGAGAATAATCACATCCCAATCAATGTGCGGTTGGCGCTCTTTAATCAGTACTTTGCCAATACCTAACCGTTCAAAAATGGCGATAAACCCCGCCACGCTGCCGCTGTCTTTGGCGTTGATAAAGGCGTATTTCACCCGCTTGCGGTATAAGTCCAATGGCTCACCATTGAAGCGCTGAATATCCCGCTGATATGCCAGTAAGTTCAATAATGCTTCTGTGCAGGTCTCGGCATCCAATTGCGCTAATGGCCACGTTAGCCAGCCATAAATCTGTGTCCAGAAACGACGTAATGCCGCCAGTAGCTTGGCAGGTTCGCCTTTGTCCATCCAACTTGGCAGTGCAAGGCGTTTAAGTTTTTCGTGAAAATCAGACATTTTTCACCTCAACCACTAACGATGTTAAGCGGGGCACGTTGAGCTCGCTGGTGATATCTCCCAATGAAAAATGCAGTGACTGAATATCACTAAATTGACGGTGCAGTTCGCGCCCCAAGTTAGAAAATGAAAACCGTGAATATGGCCATGTCTGTTTGACCTGGTACAAACTGTTTTCACGAAAGGCGCAGCGCACCAAATCGTTCACCTCATTTTTTAAGCTGCCCAGTTGCTCTGGGCTAAAGTTGCCGAGGTTATCGACGAATACGGTTAAAACTAACGCATGATGTGTTTCGGGCATGGCAAAGCACTGCATGTCATCACCGTGGCCGTGATGGCCTTGTTTCATCACGTAGTCATTCACTTGGTCGATAAAAGGCTGACTTGCCACGCCACTATCTAATAATAAATACGCATTGGCGGTACCCGCGCTACGGGGCGCATCATGCAAAAAGAAAATACGGTCAATGCTAAAACCCACAAGGCTGGCTATCATGCCGCGATAAACCGCATCCGTGTGGTAATTCCCCACTAAATTGAATTGGTTGCGGCAGCGGTCGCGTAAATCATCATCGCTTTCAGCATCTGCGCCAGGCGTCGTTAACCAGTCATTTTCACTTTGCACCTGTTCAATCCCTGCGACGGCCACGGGCAAAATACGAAAATAGCCTGGGGCGAGGTTATGCGCACCGCCTGCCATATCTGCTATCACAGGGATTAACTGGCTTTGTTGGCCTGCGGCAATCTCCACTGTTTGGGTGGTACTCACACTGTAAATCACCCCCGCGATGCGCTCCGTTTGGATGATGGTGCCTTTGGGCACAGTAACCGCGCTAGCGCCTGCCACTTTATAAAAGCGGATCACACCGTGCGCTTGGGTGGCAGGTTTGCGGGTTAAATTGACGCTCCAAGCAAACAAATCAAGCCATGCCCCAGATGCGGTGGCCAAATACATATTGCGCATCACCACATTGACCAAGGCCTCTTTTAACCACATTACGGGCTTGGTCACGATGGTGGTGATCAGTCGCCAAAACGGGGACATCCGTGAGGTATTGGTCACTAGCCCCTCATCGGCCACCACTTGGTTAAATTGCGCGTGAATTTCAGCCTCAGTGGTCGGCATACCGCTATCTTGCAGAACCTTTTCATAATCAACATCGGGCTTAGTCGCCATAGTCCACTCCCACGTCCATGCGGCCAAAATCGTAAGTTTCTGCGGTGATCCACAATTTCACGGGCGACTCTTCGTGAATGGAAATTGTCCCTGGGACAATGCGCTCGTCATTTTCCACAAGCATCTCAATTTGGTTGCGAATATCGGCTCGTAAGGTGGGGCTACGTTCGCCCACCAGTTGTGTGGCCAAGCCGCTTTCCATAATGGCATGGACACAATCTTGGGCGATGGAAACACGGTTATTGCACAAAATCGGCTCACTGCCTGAATTCAAGGTAAAATCACGCTGAGTGATTAATAAATCAATGTATTGGCTATCCATGCGCTAACATCTCATATTCCGTTAATTGTTGTGGTGATGGCATTGTTTCAACTTTAATGACCACATTTTCATAATTTCGACTGTTATCGACATGACTGGTTGTTGACCCCACGGCATTTTTCCCAATGCCATTTTTATCAATGCCTTTGAGCTGTTTGCCCGTTAATATTTGTGTGTTGGTGATGGGCTCCGATTGCTCAACTTGTGCCTGCATAAACAATTGTTGCTGGCGAATAATATCGACCGCCGCCATGCCCTCAACATCAGGCACGCTATTGGTGGCTTGAGCGGCTGGGGTGTTGATTTCCATGCGCTCAATTTCAACACCGGGCAAATAATTTAAGGTATCGACAAACGAGTTATAGATATCTGCAAAGGTTTGTTTTACCCACGCCCACACATTGCCGAAAATATCGCGGATGCTGTTGGCGACGGTCTCAAAGGTTTCCGTTAATGAAAACTCGCCAAACCAATTGCACAGGGTTTCCCAACCTTGGCCAATCCATTCCCATACATCGCTAAACACTTGGCCAACTGCCATCACAACTGCGGCCAACACTTTAAATGTGGTGGTGTCTTGGATAGCGGCTTTAACTGCACCCCAGTGTTTAATCAGGTAATAAATGCCCACGCCTAATAACGCAATCGCCCCAATAATCAAAATGATGGGTAAGCTCATCAGGTTGAAGCCAATACCTGCGGTGATGGCGGCCATCCGTAGTGCCAGTAAGGTACCGCGCAAAAGTTTTAGAGTAGCCTGCCAAATTACCATCGCTTTATTGGCCAGCCAGACCGCCCCAGGGATTAATTTCAACGTGGCAAGGCTCAGTTTCCAGACCACCACTAATCCCGCCCAAATAAATTTGCTAATACCCATCACAATATTGGCCATCGCTCCCGCAGCCGCCACGCCTGTGATACTGGTGGCGATATAGCCCACATACTTGGCGATATTGGGGAACAAGGTTAACCAACGCTGGATGGTTTGCCCCATCTCCGCGATTTTATTCACCAGTGGATTAATGACAGGCAATAGCGTCATACCTACAGCTACGCGCACATTAGTCCAAATGGCCATTAAACGTTCCCACGGGTCGGCCAATTGCTCGGCCATTTCACGGGTACGCTTCATGCCATCGTTAGCGCCCAGGGCAGTGATATTTTTGCGTAACACATCCACATCGCCATAGAGCTGCTTCACCACAATGGCCGAATCCCCAAAGGCGGCTTCAATCTCTTTTTGTGCCTTGAGGTTGCCATCAATGTTCGCGCCATATTTTTGCTGTAATTTGCCCAACATTTCAGGCAAGGAATTCATTTTCCCCGACGCATCGACAAAGCTCAGCCCCAGTTTTTTAGCGCCATCCGCAGCCCCCGTCATAAATCCCTCATAAGCGCTGCTGGCTTCGCTGCCCAATGTGCGCTGTAATTCCCCCAACACGGCCAGCTGTTCATCGATACCCACGCCAAAGTGAGTCCCTGCCGATCTTGCGCCCTCCATTAACCCTGTAATGTCGGCCATTGAAGTACCAAAGGCTTGCGACATATACAGCGCTTTGCCTGCCAATTCTTCGGCAAATTGGCTTTTACCCACTTGGTTGGCGTAGGTGGAAAACTGCGAAAACATCTGTCCCATATAGGCGGTGGTTTCATCTGCGGTACTTTTTAAGGCGGTGGCCGTGGTGTTGGTCACCGTGGTTAAATAAGGCAGTTCGTTATCGGCTACGCCTTGAATGGCTTTGCGAATAGTGAGCGCCGATTGGGTAAATTCCACCGATGACTTACCATATTGCGCACTGAATTTCATCGCCGCTTGGGTGACGTTTTTCATCGCGCCAGCATCCACACCTTGCAAACTGGCGGTCTGTAGCGCTTCGTTCATTTGCAGCGCAGGGTCTAGCAGGCCTTTTAAGGAAAATAACGCACCCGCTAACCCTGCCACGCCAATGGCACTTTGGGTAAAGGCTTTTTGACTCTCATTGGCAAAATTGGATAACGCAGACTGTGCCTGTTTTAACGGCTGCGTCACGTTATCAATTAAGCTTAAGGTAAAATCTAATGAGTTCATTTATCACCCTTTAACGCCAGTGCAATGCCATTGGCTACGGCAATGCGCATATTTTCCCAGTGTTGGTTATTCAGCCATGCAGCACGAGCCAAACTATCAATTTCATCATTATCATGAGGATAGTAATGACGACGCAGCGCAATAAATTGCTCCAACTCATTACGCTCGATAGATTCAACCCGTGCCCTCAGTTTTTTACGCTAATGTCCAATTTCGGTGCGTATTGCTCATTGATGGATGAAGCGATTTGCAGCGCGGCACCTGGCTGTTTTAACAGTTCATCCAGCGCGTCTTTGTCGTCTTTCATCACAATGCGGCGTAAATAGGTGTGGGCAGGGGCAATTTTATTGTCCATCGCCATTTCATTGATAAACCCGTTATAGGCGGTCATGTTGGGTTCGAAACGGTAATCTTTTCCTGCAATGTCTAGTGTGATTGGTTGGCTCATAATTCAATTCCTTTTGCGGTTAATGTCATCCACTAACTGGTTATGACGTGCGGCACAATTGCCGTACAAGGTTAAAAACAGTTCTAACGGTTCACTGACGTGCTTGCCCGTTTGCCCGTTCAGTCTCGGCAACAAGATTGGGCATTTGGTTAACAGGTTTTCCTGATAACTCTCGCTCGATACGCTCGGCGGCGCGGTTGTACAAGCTGACAAACTCAGGACTAACACACACGTTAGTGAACACAGGTTTAATAACTTCGGTTCTGATTTCCCTGGGCGTTGCATTGGCGATATTCTCCAATTGGTTTTCAAGCTGACGCGCCGATTCACGGGAAATGGCTTGGGCTTCGGCTCGGGCTTTATCGCCTGCTTGTTTGGCAGCGCGTTCAATATTGAGCTGCAAACTGTCGTGATAAAGCCCATTCACCCACCAACTTGCGCCAAAAGCCGCTATCCCTAGCGCGAACACAAACGCAAGTTGTTTGACCATTACTTCACCCCGTTATGGGCTAAGCTGAAATGGTTGCCATCATTAAATCGGCCGCCCCAAGTGCCCCCGATAGATTCCCAATATTCACCCAGGGGTAAATAGCTTGGGGTATCTTCACGGTATTGGCCGTTGATAAATAAATTAAAATCCACGGCTAAACGTGAGGTGTGCAAGCTGTTTTTGATGCCTTTGCCTGTTTTGGCATTCGCGCTGGCTTGCTCGGTAGTGCGAAAGGCTTCGCCAAAGGTCAGGCGGTAACCGTGCTCATCTGCCCATAAAATTAGCCTGCCAATCATCACGGTGAATAAGGCTTGTTTCTCTGAAAGTGTCATTGTTTAAATTTCCCTTTTAATAGTGAGCTTCCACGCTTGCGCAGCCACAATTCAATTAACTGATACCCCGCAATACCAAAGGCAGAGCCTAGTCCAGTGATGGCTAGCGGTGAGATATCTGGTACCCAAATCAAGATAGCGCCTGCCATCACTGACACCGCAGAGCCCAAAAGAATGCGCCCAATAAATAAACGCAGAGTGATAGGCTCATCCCCCGTGAGCACCTTGCCAATGGCAATCAGTGCACCAATAAAAAACAGGGTGATAAATGTTTTTTCATGTTCTTCCATGAACACTTTTCCTTTTAACCAATTAATTTGTCTGTCAATTCTGACTCAAGGTAAGGAATGCCATCCAAGCGCACAAAATCAGGGCTGGTGACAAGGAATTTCACTTTTAAATTGACCGTGGTACCGCCTTTCGGGTCATGATCTAGAATGTCCGATAACAGCAATTTGCAGCCAAAGGCTTCCACTTTCATTTCCTCGCCGCCTGCTTTGGCGTACCACATCAAATCCACTTCGGGGATGCTGCGCCATGAGCCTGCTGCACGGGCTTTAGCTTTTAAAATGGCTAACGCTTTGGTGCTAAATTCCAACTCACCTTCGCCAGACACATCCCCAGAGACCCAACCATCGGGTATACCATTAGTTTGGGCAACGCCCGTGTTATCCGTAAGGTTTAACGTTGATTTCTCAACATGAATGAGTGAGCCGTCTAGGTTGAAATCAAACGACTGCCCCGAAATCCGTTTACTCATGCTGCGTCCTCCAAGCTGGTATCTAAGATCACACTGGCTTCAATGCCTTTCGGGCACTCATACGTTCGCACCACAAAATACACCGCCACTTTGGTTTTGCTCATCCACGTAATGACCACATCGCTATCCTGTGGCGGTTTGCATTCCCCTGGGAACGTAATACCGTTGATTTGGCTAGAGCGTGCCATTTCACGCATCACACGGGCAAAATAGCTTTTGTGGGTTTCAATGGAATTGGGTGTACTGTTTAGGCTACGGTCACCAATTTTGGCAATTGCCCGAATGCGCACATTTCGCGCCACTTTATCGACAATGCGCAGGTTTTCGATGTTTTGAAAGTCACCGCCTTCCACGTCTAATGTGCGCCCATCAGCCCAGTACAAACCGTCGTAATCGGGGTACCACATCGGCACACTGAGGCGGTTTTTCTCTAACACCTGCAAAGTCGCTAAATCAATCTCTTTGCCTGTGCCATCAAGGGGGAGCGTTGCGCCCATGTCTTTTAATGCGCCTGTTTTTACCCGCGCAGGCGTGTCTGCGATAGTTACCGAACGGGTACATAAACGACCTGCTAATACACCCGCTTCTTTACCCCACAGTTGTGGCACTAGTTGTACTGACGGGGCGGCGATGCCTTTTTGTAAGGCAATAATGCGAGCCACATAATCTGGCCAGCTTTCGTCTTTGGTGGGGGTATCCACGGTAATGATTGACCATACCCAGCGGCCATATTTGGCGATTAAGGTTTCACGCAAGGTATTGGCGGCATCAATGACTTCTTTGCTGGCTGCGGTCAATAAAACGTAACCTTCCACACTGGCCACGTCTTGTGCGGCAAGCACTGCATCCACAAACCCCAGCGGCTCAGCATCAACCGCCATCACATGAAGATAAGCCGACCAGTTTTGTCCCGCGTTATTCATGGCAGCCATCACATTGCGTTTCAGGTCGCTATCTTCACGGCCTAACACATCATCAAAATCCGTTTGTGTGTTGACGGAAACCGTTTTACCCACGTTGGTATTACCTGTTCCCACAAACAATACGGTGCGTTCAACCTCTTTGGTTTCCCCTTGTAGCTGATTTACTTGGTTCACCTGTACAGATGGCCATGTCATAAAAAATCCCTCTTTTATGGTTGTTTAACCAAACCCAATCCCTTGCAGTTGCCGTGCGAGGGCTTTTTCAAATTCATCTTGATTGATGCCCAAAAACTCACGCGCTGGCACATCAATCACCCATGAATTTTGCGGTGTTTCATCGCTTAAGGTGCGAATTAATAAACCTGCTTTGGCAAAGCTCATCCCGCTTTCAATAGCCTTAACAGGCGGCTTGCGCCAGCCTTTGCCTTTGCGCTCTTTGTACCCCAGCGCTCGCAACTTTTTAGCTTGCTTCTTGGTGGCTGGCCGTGTTTTATCGCGCTCAGATTTAAAGCTGGATTTATTCACGGTCACGTTCATGCCATGTTGTTGCGAGTAACCCACAACCCCCGCAGGAATATGCTTTTTACCGTTGCGATATTTGCCCCCTTTGAGGTAAATCCGCACACTTTCGGTTTCAGGCAATTCCTTGATATGCAGCACTTTAGGCATATTGCGCAGCATCTTTTTGCGCCAGTTTCCCTGGCGTTGTTGCCACGGTTCGCTCTCTGGCGTTTGTTGGTTGCGAACGTTACGTTTTGCTGCCGCTATCACGCCATATTTCGCAATGCGCCATAACAGGCGTTGGCGTTTTTTCGGGGTTAAATCAAACCGATTAAGCGCCTCTTGCAGCGTGTTAAATTGGCGTTGATTTAACTGGCCACTTATCATGCGTGAACGCCTGCAATATCCGCTTCTTGGGCAATCCACACATCGGGGTCGCACAGTGTCCAGCGCTTACCATCCATCGGCACAATGCCGTTTTCGTCCTCTCGCATGTTGACGTTTTCCGCCAGTTGCAGCGTGACAATCACCACCGCTTGGTGGCTTTCATTTAAATCCACGTCCATCGATGGGCGCTCTAAATCCAGCTGAATATCATCGATATCGTCATTTTCATTGAGCCACGCATCAATCAAGATACCGATATAATCAGGGTTTACTTGGCGATAGGGGAAACGCCCCCACGCAATCGTCGCGTCATATTGTTTGATGTGCATTCGGTATTGGTCATTGCCCAAATCGCGCTGCGCAGGGATGAATTGAATGCTATCCGTGACGCTAGAAAACTCCACATTGCACACACCATCGGGTAAGTTGGCCTTTAAAAAGGCGGTTAATTGCTGCAATTTGCTCATATCATGGTTACCGTGGCACGTTTTAAGCCTTTCATATTGCGGATCACTAATGAGGATTCCGCTAACAGGCGGTTACGCAGTTCAGGGCTTTCTTGCTGCGAGTTCGGAGCACGGTTCACAATGGAGCTGTATTCCCCCAATAAATCCGCTTTGGCTCGCGCAAACACCGCTTTTAAATACTGTGCACATAACGCATTACGGCCATTACGTTGCACACCTGGCACCGCTGCCGCTTGGTGGTACCCTTTGGCGTGGTGCTGATTTTTCACGCTTATCAGCTCACCATTAATTTCCGTGATGGTGTTCAGTAATGCATCGGCCAAAAAATCCGTATCGATACTGGTCGGCAACGAACGGCTTTTCTGAAATTCCAGTAAATCCACATCTGGCCAAAAACCGTCATTGGTAATGATTTCTTGGCGGTAATTACCGCTATTACCATCAAACATGGGCTGTCCTTAATTAAAAAGTGGGCAAGGCCAGCTTCCACGGCCAATTGCAATCAATTGCATTGCCTCAGCTGCGCCCACTTGGCTTGCGGTAGTCATTCGGCAGTAAGTGCCCGCAGTCGCATAGCAATGCGCGTGCGATGGGTTCTTACGCCACTTTTCGGGTTTAACTGATGCGCCCTTGCAAGGTAGGCATCGGCTTTTTCTAAATCATCCACGTTATCAATGGCACTGGCTTTCGCTTCGCTGTTATCCCCTTTGAGGATTTCCAAGGCTGCGAATTTGTACCACTTGGCCTTAATTTTTTCGTGAACCCGCCATTTTTCGGTGACGTTGTGAAACGTGCGTGAAAAATAGGGCTCGATGGCATGACCTGCTTCGCTTTCAAGCTGCGCCCATTGCAAGATGGTGTCAGCCACAAAGGCAGGAAAGCCACTTTTAAAACCTGTCGGGGTGAGCTGTCCTTGCTCAATGGCGATGTCCGCCCAATCCAGTCCTTGCTGGAATTCCCCTACATCAAACAGCCACACGACACAGTAGGCAAAAATTGGGTTTTTATAGATTTTCCCGTCGTCCAGATAACGCTGGGCAGTCGGCAGATAATTGGGCAAAAATTCCTGCCGTTTTATCTCGGTGCGTTCTGCGTTGGTCATCCCTTTGAGCCGTGCGGCATCCTTGTCAACGGCACGCGCTTGTAAGTGCATACTTTCGCCATCGGCAATGGCAACCGCTTGTTGCTGCTCCAGCTTTTGGCGCATTTCCACCTTTAAGCGGTGGCGTTGACCGGGTGATAACATTAGTCTGTCTCTACCGTGTCTTTCGGCTCAATCAATTCACCGATAGTGACCGCTGACTCATCAATTGCTCCGTACAGCTCAGGGTATTCCAACGCATAGCCCTCGTTACGCAGGTAATTGTTTTCATACTGTTTACGGTCATCCACAAACTCTGCTTTGCGTTGGCGTGTATTGCGCTGCGTGTACAGGTGCAAGTTGGATAACGTGGTGACCACTAAGCGTTTCCCTGGCATAAATGGCGGGATGTAGGCGGCACGGCCTGCGATAGTGGTACCCAGTAATTGCGCGGCAATTTTCTCCGTTGGGCGGTCAGCGGCTTGATATAAGCGATGCTGCTCTGCGGCGACCAAGTCAGCACCCACTAACACCACAAGGCGTGGGTCGGTGCGGTATTGCACAGGAATACAGGTGTTTACCACCTCTTGCGCCATCGCATCGAGCGAACGGAAATCGCCTTTTTCATCCAACGTGATGGATTCGGAGATCACTTGTTTACCACCGTCCCATTCTTTGGCGATTTGGTGCCAACCTTTGTTGACATCTTCCCCGTTCGGGTACTTTTTTGCATCGGTGCTATCGGCCACATGGGTACCGTTAAAACCAATACGCAACATGTCGAGGGCAAAGCTTTCATTAACGAAATTTTGCATCCGTTGGTAAAACTCATTTTCACCGCCTGAGTTTGCCCAAACGGACAGCACATCCCACGGTAAAAACGCCCCTGAGTCGGTTTCGGCTAATTTATATTCATTGCCATCAATGCCCGTTTCACGCATGAAACGGCCACCTTTTTTACGCCCCGTGAATAACCCTGGGTTACCCACCGAAATCACTTGGCCAGCTAATTGGTCAACGTCCGCGCAGTAAATCAAGTTGAGAAACTCAACCGATTCCATAATCGCTTTACGCAACGCAATTTCTTTCGGTTCGGTGATGGCAAAATATTTGGACGCATCATCAATATTGTATGAGCGTTCAAGGCCTGACTTATGGCCTTTTAAATACGTTCTGGCCGTATTGTTTAAAAACATGGAAATCCCTCTCCAAAATTCAGTAATGGGCTCTGATCACAATGGATTAGAGGTGTACAAACTCTTTACGGCCTGCGGGGTTTTTCCCTGGGAGCTGGGTCGCCACTTTGCTGAATGATTTGGTGATTTCCGGTAAGTTGTCACGCAGTTTGGCGAAATCTTCGGTGTCCACCACGTCTTTCACCACTTCCACATCACTTTGCGCTTGTTTCAACATGGTTTCTAATTCAGCGATTTTAGTCAGTGCTGCCGCCAAATCTGCTGCCATACCGGATAGCACTTCATCGTTAACGGTGGTTTCGGTTGGCTTTTCTTCTTTGACTTCTTCAATGCCAAAGTGCTGACGCCATGTTTTCTTTGCGGGTTTTGCCATTTTTCGTTTCCTTTGTTTTTGACGACTAAAGTCGAGCCTTGTCGTACCTACACTGGCTGGGGTATCCGTTACCGCCAAGCCTTCTAAATATGTCACGCCTGAATTGCGAAAATCGGTATTCATTTCAACCGAGGTAAACACCCCACGGTTTTGGCTATTCATTTCCAATAAGCGGGCAAACGGCCGCAATACGGCATACAAACGTAACGTATCGCTTTCATCGGTATCCGCTTGTAACTCAATGACCTCACCCAGTGGGTCACCGCGGTCTTCACCTGGCTTATTGTGCCGAGGCCAAATCATGGCGGTGTACAAATCGGTATCATAGGTTTCTGCCATTTCGATAATTTCCTCGGGCAGAATTTCCCGACCATCAACGGTTTCACCTTCCGTGGCAATGCAGAGCCATGTTGTGCGTAATTGCGACATTCAAAATCCTTAGCTGCATTCCGTTCCTTTTGAGCCATCAGTATTGCCAATTCTTATTCAGGGTGCGAATGGTTGAGTTCGGTTATCCCGCCATTACCGAAAACAGGTAGATGCCTGCAATTTCTGAACATTGCACAATGGCATCACTATGGCTAAACACTCAGATGCAAAAATACAGGTCGCCAAGTCACTTTACTTGCGACGCTATACCCCCGCTGAAATCGCGGAGGAACTTAACCTACCTAACAGGCGGATTGTCTACTATTGGGCGCAGAAATGGTGCTGGGCGGATATGCTCAACCATGAGAGCGTGTTGGAGGCAATTAACCGACGCATTGCGCTGTTATCGGAGCGCAATAAAAAAACGGAACTTGAACTGGAGGAGCTCGACAGGCTGATTGCTCATCACGTCAAATTGATGGCGCAGACCAATAAGCACAAAGAAAAGCTGGCTGAAATCAAAGCGCAAGCGGAGTCTGGCGGGGAATACAGTGCCAGTGACGATGGCGAAACCAAGAAAAAACGTCGTTATAAGAAAAATGATATCTCTGAACTGACCCCAGATGACTTTCAGAAATTCGCGGATGAAATGCTATTTGGTTACCAAAAACACCTGCGCATTAATATTAAAAAGGCCATTCGCAATATCCTTAAATCACGTCAAATCGGGGCGACGTGGTACTTTGCCTTTGAAGCGTTTGAAGATGCGGTCTTAACGGGTGATCCACAAATCTTTTTATCGGCTTCACGACCACAAGCCGAGGTATTCCGTTCTTATATCGTCAATATTGCGGACAAATTCTTCGGGGTAACACTTACGGGTAACCCTATCCGTTTAAGCAATGGCGCAGAGCTGCGTTTCTTATCCACCAATAAAAACACCGCCCAATCTTACAGTGGCCATCTTTACTGTGATGAATATTTTTGGGTACCTGATTTTAAACGCCTGAATGAAGTGGCCTCTGCGATGGCAACCCACGATAAATGGCGCACCACTTATTTTTCCACACCGAGCGCGAAAACCCATCCCGCTTACCCATTCTGGACAGGTGACGAGTGGCGTGGCAGCGAAGCCATTCGTAAAAATGTGGAATTTCCTTCTTTCGCTGAAATGCAAGACGGTGGCTGTGATTGCCCCGATGGCCAGTGGCGCTATGTCATTACCATTGAAGATGCCGTCCGCAATGGGTTTAACCTGGCATCGATAGAAAAACTGCGCAATCGCTATAACAAAGACACCTTTAACATGCTGTATATGTGCGTGTTTGTGGACAGTGGCGCATCCGTTTTCAAATATAACGACCTTGAAAAATGTGCCATCGATACTGGTGTTTGGGATGATCACGATATTAATGCGCCGCGGCCGTTTGGTGATAGAGAGGTTTGGGGCGGTTACGACCCCGCACGTTCGGGGGATACGTCCACCTTTGTGATAGTCGCACCGCCTTTGGTGGCAGGTGAATATTTTCGCATCCTCGCGACCTTTTATTGGCAGGGTATGAGCTGGAAACACCAAGCCAAACAAATTCAAGACCTGTACAGCCAATACCGTTTTACCCATATCGGCATCGATACTACGGGGATTGGTCACGGGGTATATGAGATGGTGGCCGACTTTGCGCCGCGCGTTACCACGGCCATTCACTACAGCCAAAACACTAAAACTCAATTAGTGCTCAAAATGATTGATTTGGTGGATGAGCAGCGCATTGCCTGGGACGTTGAGCAAAAAGAAATTATGGCCAGTTTCTTAGCCATTCGGCACACCACCACGGGTAAAGGGGGTTCAATGACCTTTATCGCGGATCGCAGTAAGGAAACGGGTCACGCAGACGTGTTTTTTGCCACCTCACATGCCGTGGCCAACGAACCGCTAAACAATGAAAGACAGCGTAAATCTAAATATAAATTTCAAAAGGCTGCATGATGAGTAAGAAAAAGTTACGGAAAACTGCACAGAAACAAACAGCTAGCCAAAAATCGATGAACATCATCACATTAGGCAAGCCAGAACCGATTTTAACCACCCATACGGAATACCAAAACATTTGGTATGACAATGATTATGACCATTACAGCTTACCCATAGACCGCACTGCCTTGGCGCAATTGGTCAATTTGAATGGCCAACACGGGGGCGTGATCCATGCGCGTGCCAATATGGTGTTATCGGATTACCGAGGCGGTGGCCTGACACATCAGGAGCTGCGCGCCAGCGTATTGGATTATATTGTGTTTGGTGATACGCCCATCTTAAAACTGCGCAATTACTACGGTGAAGTGGTTGGGCTGTATGTGCTGCCAGCGCTGTTTATGCGTCGTCGTAAAAATGATGATTTTGTCATTTTGCAAGAGGGTGAGCCGATGGTGTATACCCCTGATGATGTGATTTATATCAAGCAGTATGACCCACAACAGCAAGTTTACGGCATCCCTGATTATATCGGGGGCATTCATGCGGCCATGTTAAACAGTGAGGCCACCATCTTTCGTCGTCGTTACTATCATAACGGGGCGCATACTGGGGGAATGATTTTTTGTAATGACCCGATGCTGACCGATGAAGTGGAGGTGATGATCACCAAAAAGTTAGAACAAAGCAAAGGAATTGGTAACTTTGAAACCATGTTTGTGCATATTCCCAATGGGGATGCGGACGGCATCAAGTTTATTCCCGTGGGGGATATTTCGGCCAATGATGAATTTAGTAATGTGAAAAACATCAGCGCACAAGATATTTTAACCGCGCACCGTTTTCCGGCGGGCTTAGCAGGCATTATTCCTGGCAATGTTGGCGGCTTAGGTGACCCGCGCAATGCCCGTGAAGCCTATCGACAAGATGAAATTATTCCCGTTCAGCGGATGTTTGCCAACGCGATAAATAATGATGGTGAGGTGCCCGATCATTTAAAGATCGCTTTTCAAGAAGATAGCCACCAATTGAATTAAGAATAACGCAAAATTAATGATATTTACGGAATTTAACGGTCATAGGGAAATGAAAAATGCGCAAAAATAAGGTAAAATTACGGGGTCATTATCAAGCGGAGATTTGGAACATGCGAGTATTAAAAATATTCTGCCCTGAGTGTGGGGAAAAGGCGATTATTCGTAAATCAAATAGAAAGCATCGTGAAGTTTCAGATCTCTATTGTGCATGCAGTGACGTCGAATGTGGCCACACTTACGTGTTAAGCTTGACGTTTGACCATACGATTAGCCCAAGCGCGAAAAGTAATAAAATGATTGGTTCGATGATACAGAATTTAAACCCTGAACAGCGCCAAATGGCGCTTGAGTTGTTAAAGTTAAGTTAGCCATGATCTAATTATAATTATTCAATAGGCTTAATTGTTAAATTTTTTGATTATAGCTGATAATTTACTATCGACTTTGTTATCTTGTTCTTGTGTTTGGGAAGTTTGTTTACTGGTATCTGTAGATTCAACCTTAAAATTATTAGATATAATATCACTTCCCAACACTATCATTTTGTTTAGCAAGTATTTTTTTTCTTCTTCTAATTCTTTGTTTTTATTTTTAAATTCATTGATGTTATTTTCAAGGATACTATTAGTATTTTCAAGCTCAGTAATTGAATCTAAAAGTGATTGTCGCTCTTGATTAATATCTCTTATTTGTTCTGAGAATAAATTCCCTTGCTTTTTTAATTTATTTATTTCAGTATTTAGTTTGCTTTTTTCTTCTTGTAATGTGTTAATTTCTTGAGTTAAAGTTCCCTCCCTATCTTTTGATTGAGTAATTTCTTCATTCATTTTTTGAATTTTACTTTTTTCATCAGTTTTTGTGCTGTCATAGGCCATTTCTTTTTTAGCCTTTAAAATTTCAAGTTGTTCTTCATGCTTTTGTTTTGCCATTTCTTTGCTGTATTCAAGAGAAATTACAAAATGATCTATTTTCTCCATCAGTTTTCTTAATCCAGCATTCAACGGTTTGCTCAATAGGCAATAACCAACAGTAAAAATGACAGGAAGCAACCAAGATTCGGTTTCAATAAATTGTTGTGAGGCAATATCAATCCTTTTAGCAATGGTTTCTTTGCTAAAAGCGAGTAGCAAAAGTGCATTCCAATTGTAAACACACCAAGAAATAATGAAAGTAACAATAATAGGATTACTTGCTCTTTCTTTGATTGTTTCAGACACTGCCTGAACAATTTCTTTTGCTTCTTCTTTCATGTCCGCGATCCATAAAAAATAATTGCCGATTATATATAACCAGCAATTATTTTAAACCTAATGATCTTGGTTATTTGGTACAGTTCCACTTTTTAGTAGTTTTTCCCTCGCTTCATCTGCAATTTCAGTAATCATTTCTAGCACTACCTGCATATCACATGCGTTGCATGTCTCTAAGCTACCTAACTTCGCAATCACACTGATACGCTCAAAGGCTACGGCCTCTCGTAGGACATCACTCATATTCAAATATCTCATCTGTATACTGTGTATGCATACAGTATATATAAATAATCCTTTTTTGGAACCCTGAATAAGTAAATGTCATTAGGATTAAACAGTTACGTTATTTTTTGAACAATTTGATTAGATTACCTACAACCTAAGTGAACTATTTCACATCCCTAAAACAAATTTATCTCATATGAAAGAGGTAGTTTAAAATTTTTTGATCGATTAGAATTCTGTGCAAATTTTTGTAGGGGGTGGTATGAGTCCATATATTTCAGGTTTTCTGATATTTTTGATTATTTCTTTGTTTTTAGGAGCATTTTTTAGTCTCCTATACACAGATAGGTTAAAGTTAAATGATAAAAGCTTAGATAAACAACCATTGTTTTGGTTTGCGGTAGTTTCGCCAATTGTATTGTTTTTGATCTTCGGTCTAGTGATTTGGAAAGATTATATACCTGATTTAAGTAAAGATGGATTAGATAAATTTACTGAAATTAGTAAATTTCCTTTAGCTATTCTGGCTCTTTCACCAATATTTGGTGTTATAGTTTCTAATATTCATAAATCTATTCAAACAGAAAAGGAAATTATTGCATCTGAAGGTAAGAACACAATAGATTCATTCTATGCACATTATAAATATACAACAGAAGAATTTAGAAGATTAGATGAAAAAAAACAACGTTTAATTATCATGAATCCTAATTATCTATACAAGAAAGCATTCCCTGAAGCTTCTTATATAAAAGGGATTGGATGTAAAAGTGAATCTTTCGTTGAAGAATTAATTTGCTATACAACGAATATTAATAACTTAATAAGTAATATCGGCATGCTAGATTTCAAAACATATAAAAATAAAAAAGTAAATGATATAAAAGAAACTATATCTGAATTTATGTATATTGATACTGATTTATTTAAAGGTGTAGATTATTATAAAATGGAAATTTTTAAACTATTAGAGGTTGAACCAAAGTTAAAAGAAAAATTTGATATCTATGATAATTACATACATTATCATAACGAAAACTTTGAAAATCCAAATTTTGAGTATGAGCAAAGCAAAGCACATGAACGACAGAATTGGCATATCCTTCAATATCCAGAACTAATATCAGAGGACTATATACTAGATAATATGATTAAATTCTTAAAAGTTATATCTCAAACTGTTAAGATGATATTTTTCTTGGTTAACAAAGTATTGGACATATTAGATAGTAGAAATGCAGTTGTTTCATTCAGTTTGTTAGAATTGAGAAACAGTACAAATATGGTCGATTCATTTTCTGAAGTTTTGAAATCAAGGAAACTAGAAATAGAATATGAAATAAACGGATACTAATTTCATATTAGCATTTTTGTAATTCTATCGGGCATATTCTCGAGCTTTTCTAGGTGTGATTTCCTTTTCTGCTCCTTAGTCACAATCCTTTGTATATGGCCATTCCCGTGAAACCTCACGCTTTGGCCATTTTCTGTGTAAACCGCTCCTTTCCATAACGAAAGCAACATTGGTTTATCCTTATCAGGGTCAAAAATTACCCCAATCGACTTGGCTGCATTCACAATATTGTTGATGGCTACGTTTCTATCTTTAACCGTACCGAGAACCTCCGTACAGTTATTGACAGAACTCCTAGGTGATGCGTTCGCATCACTAAAAACAGACTCCGCTATCGCTTCGTCTAACTTCTTCACAATCTTCCAGCTCTTGAGTCTGGTGATAATTGGGCTATCAGAACCCACTAAAGGCGAGAACACACCTTTAACCCGTATGATTTCCTCACCATAGGCATTGGTTTCCTCGCTCTCTTGGTACCACAGACGCGCAATAAGATCGTCACGACGCACAAATGGGCCACCTTGTGCATTGATATAGCCAGCCCAATCCCCTGAGTCAGCGGCATCATGTACAACAGCAAACTCCACATCCAAACCCACCGCAGTATCGTGATCGGCCATCTTGCGTAATTCACGGTAAACGGTAACAGGTGCGCCACCAATAAATTGAAACTGACGTATACGCCAACGCCCAGCCCATGCAGCGGCAGCCATTGCCGCCTCTTTCATCGGTTTGCCACTTTCATCATCTAATTCTTCATCAAGCGCATAACCATCCACATTTTTAGAAATGTACTTGGCCACATAGCCTGTTGCTGAACCTTTTTCAGGGTCGATGGCTTCGGCATGGAAACGGGCTTTTCGGGCTTTGGCAGTAATAAGTTCGCTTTCATCTTCTTCAAATGCATATTCCCTAAGAATTTCGCGGATGCTATCCGCTTGCTCTGGCAACATAAAAAACAGCATGTGCCAATGTGGGGTTGCATCATGGTGCGGCTCTGCCACACGAATACCGAAAATCCGTAAATCATTGCGGTGTAATTTCGCGCGCACTTTGCTCCAAACTTTACTTAAATAACGCTGTGTATCGGCTGGACTGCTGCCATTCCACTTGCGATTACGGTGACCGTGTATGGTAGTGGCATGATATTTAGATGGGGCTGTTAATGTGTAAAATTCTGCAATATAGCCAAGCTCATTACAGATATTTTCAAAGCCGCGAATTCTGACCATCATTTCAGTACGACGAATGGCAGGGTTTGCCACGCTGCCATAATATTTATCAATCAAACTAAAACGGTTACCGTCCTCGTCTTCTAATTCCATTGATTTCAGAAACTCACGAGTACGTCGCTTTTGCTCTTTCCATTCACTCATGGCCATAGAGCTTGCATAAAGGCTACTGCGCTTACTGACATTAGTTAATGCGATATGTAAGTGCTCGCGCCATTCTGATGCGTGCCTGCGTAAACGGTTTAACCACCATTTTTCAGACGTCATTTGTGCGATAGCAATAAAAGCGTCCTTTTCGTTAAAATAGCGTTTGGTTAGTTTCGCTAAGCGTGGAGGTTCTTGGTGATAGGCTTGGGTGATCGCAGCTGCTTCCGTATACAACATATGAGCAATTTTTAAATCACCTTCATCAGTGCGTTTTTTACTGAGGTCTGAAAGTGTGGTGAACACGAAAGCAGATAATTCAAGGGCTAATGATTCAAGAGATTTACGCGACATATCAGGCATCGCATTAAACCAATTAAAAAATCGGTAGGTTTCGGAATTTTTATTCGTTAAACAGTAACGCTTTGTGACTTGCTCAACTCTTGGGTAAATGCGCTCACAGAAATTCTTAGCGAGATAGGCGTTTGCACGTTCAAGGCCTTGCTCTTTGAGTAACACGTCATAGCGTTTGTTAACGGTAATTTGAACAATTTTAGGTTGCTCTGAAAGTAGCGTTTCTGCGTTAGCTAATGCCTCGGCTCTTTTTTCTTTTTCATGAAGTTCAGGATAAGTCGGGAACGGCCTTTCAATAGGCTGTGCTGGCTTGTAATATAAGGTTTTCTTAACTGTATTGCTTAGCTCTGTATTCATTTAAACCTCATGAAAAAGGAAACTGGGGTACTTTAAAAAGCGTTAGCGGCATGTTGTTTGGTCTGCCGCTATTGATTGAGGTATTCAATGAATAAACCTGAAAATAAAAGATATATAGACACTGTTAATATGTTGTCTTCTGTAGGCGTTCCTCCAAACGAAGTAAGGCTCTTATCAGCTGGCGAGTTGTACGAGGTTTGCGGCGTTTTTCAGCGCGCCACTCGAAACCATATAGAAAGGCGTTGGCTTCCATCAAAAGATTGTCGAAATGCGTTGGCGCACCACCTGCGCACGATTTTTCCAAACGAATGGATAGAGCACGCAAAATGGACAGAACTAATTGAGCACGGATTGGATAGTATGATTCATGGACGTAACCACCCCCGTATACCTGAATCTGAGTTTTGGGATTCTTTGGAAGAATTAGAGTCAGACTTACACCTTGCGATTCAGGCGACGCGCAAGACGATTTTGCTTTTTCAAAGTGGTGACAACCGACACTTGCCAATGCCGACAGATGTTTTTGTTGTTCCCTCACGTATGAATGAGTTTCTTGCATCTCTGGTTGCTGGCGAAATTTACCCTGCTTGGGTTGCACGGGTTGATTCTGGTATGACGCCTGGAGCTGATAATGGCAAGTATCCTGAATACGCCCCGCTAAGAGGTTAATAGTCATTACATTGCTCCTTTTGTATTTTCTATATGCCCAATCTCACTTTCGATTAACTGACTGATAGCCGCGTAATCAGGCTTTTCAGTCAGTACATACATTTGCAGTTTGCGCAGGCGTGACGCATAACGGTCATTACAGATCTTGCGCTCGTCTTGGCGGTTCCAGTTGATGCAGCTATCCATCAAAACAGCGTCGTTTGAACTGTTATCTAATACAGGTGTAAACATCGGTTCTGGTATATTCATTTATCTGTTTTCCTAAATTTAGCGTGTAAAAAGCCCTGACAAATCAATGTCATTAATTTTTTCGGTTATTTAATTAAGGGGTAAAGCTAAGTTTTTTGGTAAAAATGCACTAATCGCTTTTATGTGATTAATGGCTTTAACGATATTAAAAATCTCTTTAGTGGTGAGATCTTCAAATTGGCAATCGTGGCGGCTTTTATCAATATTTGCCATATAGAAAATCACGCCTAAAAATTTTTTATTTTCTTCGTGATGCTCATTAAAACGGTCGCGCATTTCTTTGATAAAATATTTCAGCTCATCATTTTTTAAACCAAAGTGTTTTGATTTAATTTCTGATGTTTTATTAAGCCCATTAATACGCTGGTCTAATTGCATGTATTGGGCGCGTTGTTCTAGCTCTATTGGGTTCTGATGCATAGATTCCACCTATATTCTTGCAAGTAAATAGATAGTGGCGAAAACAATTACAGGGATAATCACTTTTAAATCATTGTTAGATTTTGCTTTAAATGAATCGCCCGTAACTTTGTATTTATATTGCTGCTTGTGTGCTTGAGTCATATTGTCCTCACACCATTGATTGGCCAAAACCTACCACCGTATCAATTGCCGATACTAATGCAGGGTTTGAATGAAAACGTTCTGAGATAGTCACGCCAACTAAGGCCAAACAACGGATCGCATTATTAACGCTTTGCTTAATTTCTGCTGACCTTGCGCTGTTAACATGCACTCCATTAACCATATGGCTGGCTAACTTACCGACCTCTGCTGTCGCCCCTAATAGATAACCTTGCACATTGTTATCACCAATATCCGTCATAGGGACGGATGGCTGGCAATTCAGTTGCTCCAGCACACCATCTAATAATGATGGGTCTTTGGTGGCATCGGTTAACTTAAACAGGTCTGCACAAGTGACTAAGTGCGGCTGTTCAGGGTTGAGCTTGTTGCGTAACATTTGTGGGTTCATGCCGATATCATTCGCAATCTGAACAAGCTCACCTTTGTGGGATGTAGCAAATGCCCGACAGGCATTATCAAAGTGTGCTTGTTTGGAAACCTGATAATCAAACATGGCTTAAATTCTCCAAAAGCGAATAATTAGTTACGCATTAAGCGAAACATCACAGCCTTTCGATGCATCCGTATAAAGTGCAAGTAGGTTAATCAGTACTTTTCCTCGTTTCATGTCGGCAGATTTGCCACGGACAGGCAAACGGCCATCGGCAATCATGTCGCGGATGGTTGATTTTGAAAGCCCTGAATGCTGGCTAAATGCCTCAATTGTGAGGTAAGGGGATGGAATGTTAATTGAAATTGTGGGTCTCATAAGGCAAAATCCTATTTAAGTTTATTTCGGTTTTATACACCGCTCGCCAACGGTGTTCGCATTTTGAAAACAAATTAAAGATACTTCTCATAATGAAAATAGTCAAGGCGAAAGTTTTCAATTTGAAAAGTTAAGGTGCACTTTATGGGAATTTTTGCATTTCAACCAAGTGAAGATAACACTCAAGTACTTGATAGAATTATTGAGGCTTACGGCTTTTCATCAAAAATTATGCTTGCCGAACACTTTGAAATGGCTGCGAGTAGTTTGTCTGGTCGATATAGAAGACCTGGCTTTCCTGCGGATATGGTTGTTCGTTGTATGGCTGAAACGGGCGTTACCCTTGAATGGCTTGTAACGGGGGAGGGTAAAAAGTTTGATGATGAAGAATTAGACGTTTTACGCCTGCCAAAATTTAAAATTATCGATGGCGAGCAATTCAATGCTGGCATGGCCATGTTTGATAAAGTGTTATTCAAGCAGGGCGTTCCGTTTCCGAAAGAGCCTATTATCGTTCAAGATGGCCAAGATTATTACATCGTGGATCGTCAATTTGGTGAAGTCTACGACGGTAAATGGCTAGTGAAAATCGATGGCAAAGTTAGTATTAGAGAATTAACCCGAATGCCTATGCAACGTGTCCGTGTTTCTGGTGTAGGAATGGCGTTTGATTGTGAGTTGAAAGACTTAGAAATTATTGGTCGTGTAGTAATAGTTATTAATAATAACTAGGTTGACTTATAGCTAGATCATTTGACTAAGTTCAGGGGCAAGTAAAGAGTTTACAATTAAAAATAATTTTTAGGAATATTAATGAATATTAAATCCTTTTTTTTAAATGATATATACTTGATAGTTATGCCTTTACTCACATTGTTTTCTGAAATTATTATAATTATGGGAGGTCTTGGCTTTTTTAATTATAGTATTATTTGGCAACTAGTGTCTGTTTCTATTCTTTGTGCTACTGTTTTTATTGGTTCTAATTACCAGCAATTTAAAGAACGATGTTTTTATTTTTATAATGTTATGGTTTTCATGAACTCATGTTTTCTTCTTTGGGTTTATTGTAAATATTGGAAAGAAACTCCTGAAGAACCACTTTATCTATTTTTAGTTGTTATATTATCTGTGGTGTTTGGATATCATATTTCTAAATTATTTGAATTAATTAAGTGTAATAAAGTCATTATGATTTTTATTACTGCATTAATTACATTTGTTACTTTTTACATAACTATTGAGGGGCTATTTAATATGAATACTGATTTTGTTTCAATAATAAGTGGCGCATTTTTATCAGCTACACTTGTGTTGGCTACTAAATTTAAATGACAATTAAAAAACAACCTGACGGCCGTTGGCAAGTTGAGTTATACCCTAACGGGCGTACTGGTAGACGAATTAGAAAGTTGTTCACCACAAAAGGTGAAGCCATAGCCTATGAGCGCCATATCGTTGAGCAGACGGAAGATAAGCCGTGGCTAGGTGAAAAGCAGGATAGGCGCAAGCTGACTGAATTAGTGGATACCTGGTACCGTGCGCATGGTGTCACGCTTGGGGATGGTGAGAAACGTCAGTCACTAATGATTTTTGCTTGTGATGCAATGGGTGACCCGTTAGCCGCTGAGTTTAATGCCAAGATGTTTTCGGTATACCGTGAAAAGCGTTTAAGCGGTGAAATAACACGTACTGAGCGTTTAAAGACAGTTACACCCCGTACTGTCAATTTAGAGCTGGCTTATTTTAGAGCTATGTTTAATGAACTAATTCGTCTTGATGAGTGGGGATTAGAGCATCCATTAGCTAAAGTTCGTTCTTATAAAACCGACGAACAAGAAATGGCATTTTTAACGGATGATGAAATCAAGCTGTTATTGACGGAGTGTGAAAATAGCTCATCGGCTGATTTAATTCATGTGGTTAAAATCTGCTTGGCAACAGGGGCAAGGTGGTCGGAGGCGGAGAATTTAACCGCCATACAGATTCGTAATAATACGGTGACTTTTACCAAGACAAAAGGGAAGCGCAATCGTTCTATTCCTATCAGTGAAGAATTAATTGCAGAATTACCGAAAGTGAAAGGCTCAAAGCGGTTATTTAAATCTTGTTATTCTGCATTTCGTTCAGCGCTGAAACGCACAGGTATTGAGTTACCAGAACGACAATCATCACATGTTTTACGCCACACTTTTGCATCTCACTTTATGATGTCCGGTGGAAATATTTTAGTATTACAAAGAATCCTTGGGCATACCGATATCAAAATGACAATGCGGTATGCCCATTTCGCCCCAGATCATCTTAATGATGCACTGGTTTATAATCCTTTGGTAAGGCAAAAGATATGAGTTTCATTGTATATGTTGTAGCTGTCGGATTTTTTATCCGTTGGATGATAAGGCATAAGGAAAAGTTCACTTTAAATGAAGAGAGCTTGCATAAACAATGGCTCTTTCGGCTAGCTGTGATTTTCCCAATTATCAGTAGTTTATATTTTATGGTGTGTTTAGGCTCTGACTATCCATTTAAACATGATGCTGATGGATATAATAATTTTTTAGAAATTAATAAATTTTCATTGGGGATTCTAGCATTATCACCAATATTGGGTGCTTTTGTTGTGTATGCACATCGTTCCTACCAAACAGAACTTCAAATAAAAACAGCTAAAGAACAATTAGAAGAAGCACAAAAGAAAAATAGGATAGATATTTATTTTTCTAAAAGAAAATTTATTAATGAACAATTATCTTCAATTATAACTGTTAATGATGAAAAAATCACAAAGTTCACATCGTTACATATATCTGCATTTAAAACATATAATTATGAAGATAAAATGGCAAAATGTTTATCGGATGAAATTGAAAGTAATATAATAAAATTTAATCAGCTAACGCTATTCTCCGCTGGGTTTAGTACACTGGATATTTTTAGTTTACTTGAGGATTACGATAAAAATCAAAATTTAATACATAAAGATAAGATGAAGTTTCTAGATGTTGATTTCTATTTGAATAATATAAAAAATATATTTTATATAGAGAAAAAAAGCTCATTAATTAATGATTACGATAAGTGGCTAAGTGAAGGCTCGCTGCTTTATAAAAAAATGAAAACTGTAAATAATGAGTTTGATTTTGAATATTATCCTGATGTTAAACATGGTTATATCACTCTTTATAGTAACTCACTTTACTTTGTAGAGGATATGGTAAATATAATTTCAGAGATTATGGTTGTTTTATATCCAGATGAAGATATTAATATTCTTTTACCTAGTTTGAATGATATTAAAAACAAAATTAAAGATATCCAAAAAGATTTAAGTAATCTCTATTAATTTAAATTGGCGACAAACTGGCGGCAGAGAACCAGAACCCTCCTGAATAACCAATAGTTACCGTTTTCTATCCTTTTGATAAATATGTAATTTATTGATTTATAAAGGGTAGGGAACGTACTCATAATCGATTGGTCGCTGGTTCAAGTCCAGCAGGGGCCACCAAATTTTAGCTGTTAAATCAGCGCATTAAGCCACTTCTTAGCAAGTGGCTTTTTTGTGTCTGAAAGCCAGTGGCGGCATAGATTTTTATAGTGAACCTTTAAGGGGGATGTATGGAACAAAATCTATTGCTAAAAGTTGATGAGATTAAAACTTTTCGTTCTTCGTTCCAGTCTGAAACAGAGAATAAAATTAACGAGTTATTATCAACGAAAGAATGGATTTTAATTAGTTGTGTCGGTAGAACCGATAGAGATGATATATCCTATACATAA